GTACATATTGAAGATCCTAAAGATTATGATAAGGTTTTAGAAACTACTAGAGACTTGATTGTAAAGAATAGTAAGAAGAAGAGAGGGGAGAGAGATATGACTCTTGAATCTTTCGATAGAAAAATTAAAGCTGTGATAGAACATGCTTTTGATTTAGGTACTCTCTCTGATAGGTACAATATGTCCTCTCCTACAGAAGGTGATCCTGTGGGTTCAATGTTTGGGGAAAAGGAACTACAAAAAAGTCAGTCTGAAAATAGATCTCCAGACTATATAGGGCAATTAGATGTAGAGGAACTGTCTGAATACATACCTTCACAGGACTTTTCAGAAATAGCAAAGGCGGCAGGATATACTGCTACACTTATTAAATATAAAGAGAATTTCCTTGAAGATAGGTTTCCTACTGATCCTGATCCTGATCACTTTTACGAAGTAATTCTTTATAATACTGGATAAAAGTAATGTAATATGGCTTATTCTGAGAAAGTGATAGAACATTATGAACGACCTAGAAACATTGGTAGCATGGGGATTACTAGCTCTATTGGTACTGGGCTTGTGGGTGCTCCTGAATGTGGAGATGTAATGAAGCTCCAAATCAAGGTTGAGAATAATAAAATAGTGGATGCAAAGTTTAAAACCTTTGGATGTGGTTCAGCAATAGCATCATCTTCCCTTGCAACTGAATGGGTAAAAGGGAAAACAATAGAGGAAGCTCAGACAATTAAAAATACTGATATTGTCAAAGAGCTATCATTACCACCAGTAAAAATACATTGTTCTGTCCTTGCTGAAGATGCAATTAAGGCTGCTATTGCAGATTACCTTAGTCATTGATATTATTATACATGTTTAATTAACTCCCCTTATAGTATAGGGGGAGGGTTAAACATATATAAACAAAGGAAGGATAGATACAATGAAATATATATTATTAATAATAATTACTATACTGATTTTACCTTACCACTCTTTTAGTAATGAGTATATTATTATAAGAATGTGTAAGGCTATGGAAGGTTGTGCTGTTAATACTAAAACTGGAGAGTGTCCTACATGTGTTGATAAGAAAATTCCTATACCTAAACAAGTAGAAGAGAAACCTAAACCTCGTTTATTAATGATAAATAAAAAAATAGATAATCATAATGATAATAATGATTATGATACTCCTATTCTAAATTTTGTACCTTTGGAAGAACTTTGTAAAACATGTTATTGGAGAAAATGATATGTGTAAATGTAAAGATTGTAAATGTAATCCTTGTAGATGTAAATAATGGATAATAAGTTAAAGGACTTTCGTAATTTCCTTTTTATCTGTTGGAAACATCTACACCTACCTGATCCTACCCCTGTGCAATACGACATTGCAACATTCCTACAGAACAAACCTAAACGTGGAGTGATAGAAGCTTTTCGTGGAGTGGGGAAAAGCTATATCACATCTGCCTTCGTTTGTCATACCCTCCTTCTTGATCCTCAAATGAAAGTTCTAGTTGTAAGTGCTTCAAAAGTCAGGTCAGATGACTTCTCAACCTTTACACAGAGACTCATACACGAAATACCTATCCTTCAACACCTTAGATCCTCTGAAGGTCAGAGACAATCAAAAGTATCATTCGATGTAGGGCCAGCATTAGCTTCACATTCTCCCTCAGTTAAAAGTGTAGGTATAACAGGACAGTTAGCTGGTAGTAGAGCAGATCTTATCGTGGCAGACGATGTGGAGGTTCCTAATAACTCAATGACTCAATCAATGAGAGATAAATTATCGGAAGCAGTCAAAGAGTTTGATGCTATTCTTAAACCTGATGGATCAATAATCTATCTAGGAACTCCTCAAACTGAGATGTCTCTCTATGAAACACTACCTGAGAGAGGGTATGAAGTACAAATATGGCCTAGTAGATACCCTACCGATGAACAAATAGTAAGATATGAAAATAGATTAGCACCTTTTATACGAAATAAGAAAGGTAAAACAGGAGAACCTACTGATCCTTTGAGATTTGATGATGATGATCTTACTGAGAGAGAACTTTCCTATGGTAGATCAGGATTTAATCTACAGTTTCAACTCGATACTTCACTTAGTGATGCCGATAGGTATCCTCTTAAACTTAGTGACTTGATAGTTATGTCTCTGGATGGTGATAAAGCACCTGAAAAACCTGTGTGGTCTAGAGATCCTGAAAATAAATTAACTGAACTGCCTAATGTAGGTCTTCCTGGTGATGGTTACTACTCTCCACAAAAGAAAATAGGTGATTGGTTGGAATATACTGGTAGTGTCCTGTCAGTCGATCCTAGTGGTAGAGGTAAAGATGAGACAGGTTATGCAGTTGTTAAGATGTTGAATGGTATTCTGTACCTGACTGAATGTGGAGGACTGCAAGGTGGATATAAACAAGATAACCTACAGGCACTCTCAATCATTGCCAGACGTAATAAAGTAAATCTGGTGTTGATAGAGTCTAACTTTGGTGATGGGATGTTCATGGAGCTATGGAAGCCTATTCTGAGTAAGATATATGATGTTAGAATGGAAGAAGTTAGATCTAATATACAGAAAGAGAGAAGAATCATAGATACTCTTGAACCTGTAATGAATCAACATAGATTAGTGGTAGATCCACAGGTGATAGAGAAGGATATACAGACTGTTAGACACTATCCTAGTGAAAGTCAAGCTAAATACATGCTGTTTCACCAGATGACTAGGATTACAAAGGATAAAGGTGCTCTGATTCATGACGATAGACTCGATGCTCTTCAAATGGCAGTTGGTTATTGGGTCGAACAGATGGCTACTGATGCAGATAAAGAGGTGGTTGTTAGGAAAGATAGATTGATGGATGAGGAACTTGAAAGATTTACTGCAGGAGTGTTTAATAAAGAGTTTGTTGAGACACCAAATGTCTGGATGAATATGTAGGGAAAAAATCTGAGAGGGTATTACGTTATACCCAGGACGGGTATCCCCCATACCTTTTTTTTTGGGCCGCTCTACTCCATATTATTACATGATACGTAATTGCAGCAGTTCCAAACATTCAAATTGTTTAAGCAGCAGCAAGATAATTGCCAGCAGTTTGTAATTTTTTTTTTTATTTTTTTTCTTTCTCTCTCTTTCTCTCTTTATCTATGTTTTTTCTTTTCGATCGGTTAGATCGGTTAGATCGGTTAGATCGGTTAGATCGGTTAGATCGGTTAGATCGGTTAGATCGGTTAGATCGGCTGTACGTTGTTAGTCTAGATCGTTGTTGTCTGTACGTTAAACAATAGGCAAAACAACGTACATAATTATTTTGAATTATTTACTTGACATACTTTTTCAACTATGATCTAATCATACTCAACGATTGAAAATATTTTATATTTAAAGATTCAATGTTCAGCCATTATCTACTTATAGAAAACATTCAATCCAGTTGAAAACTTGAAACAGCATAAAGCTTAGAACAACAAGCTTGCTCGAGTATGAAAGAATTCAACGCAATTTAAAAAACTTGTTTGAGATTATTTACAAATTCAAATCATCGAAACATTCTACTTAGTCTCATTCTATATGAATATAGTTCTTTGAAAATTAAATCTGGAGTATCTTGAATGCTATTAGTTGAAAGCAGATTAATCTCAACTAATAGGGGTAAAATGGCTTATTCTAAACTTGATTTGTTAGTTTATAAATATAGGGATTTTAGTATTTATAATTTCGGCAATTTCTCTGTTAATGTAGGCAAGGACATAAATCCACATTTACCGAAAGCACCGAAAGTAGTACAAGATGCATTTGAATCATACTACTTAAACTGTGATATTATCACATTTGCTGAACTTGTGGAAGTATGCCAAGAAGAACGAGATAGTAGCAAGAAAGTACCACAAAGTTATTTACAGTAGTATAACTATCTGCTTTCTGCTAATAGCATTCATGGTTAATTCGTATCTTTTATGGGTCATGGCTCAACCAATGGTAAAGACATGGCTAGACGTAGAATCAGAGTTCCTGTCGGTTTCTCTAAGAGATCGGCACTAAGTTTTGAACAAATGATTGAATTAAATGTTAAACATGAAAGTGAATTAAAAGTGATAAACTTTCCTGCATTTCCGAAAGGAATCAAACCACAAATGAGTAGGTTTTGGAAAGCCATGTCTAAGCAGAAATTATATCGTCTTAGAAGGAGATAAACATGGCTAGAGCAAAAAACTATTG